CGGGTCGCGAATGTAGTGATTCCCGTCACGCGCCAATTGCGCACCGGGGACGGGCGGCATTGCGGCGGCCGGCTGGGGGGCGCTAGGCGGCATTTGCTGCGGCCCAGCCAATCCCTTCGCAAACGCCAGCGGCAATTGCTGATTATCAGCCTGCGGTGCTACCTGCGGCGCTTGTTGCACCGGCCCACTCGGCTGAACTGGCGGAGGCTTGAATGCGTCGTTTGTCTGATCGGTCTGGAACTGCTGCAAGCCGATATTCTCGGCCTCTTGAGCGTTCAAATTCGCCCGGCTCGCATTGAATGCAGCCTGAGTAATGCGCTGCAACGTTCCGGCATTCTTCTCGGCGATCTCGGCATCGATCCTTTGGACATATTTCAGCTTCCCGGCCTGCTCAACAGGATCGGGCGGCGTCTGCATCATCTGCATGATCTGTTTCTTGGTCGAATGCGGGATGTTCATCAACTGAATGACGACAGCAGGCGGGAATTGCGTGCCTCCCTGCATCGCAGCCTGCACCTGATCCCAGGTATCGGACTGCATGTTCACCGCGTCCGGGCCCTCATCCATGATGATATCGACGTTCAACGCGCCCAGATAGTTGACCAACTGCGGCCGGCCCCACTGATCGAGATCCAAGCCGTTCAACTGGATGAACTGCGCCATATCCTGATCGTCGGTGACGCGAATCCAGCGTTCAGCGGTCCAATAGCGCTGCGCACAGTTCCAGATCGCCTGATAGACGCGGAGCTTCCATCCTCGGAAGGCCAGAATGAACGGCCCAAGGCGAGCCGTTCCGGCCTGCTGCATAAGATTGATGGCGCGCCCCGAGACGTTCTTCGGCATCTCGCCGTTTGGAGGCAATTGCGGAGCGTAATCGTTGATTTCGGTCTTGGCCTCTTGCAGGAATGACATTTGGCCAGCTAGATCGGGCTGGGTGTTGTCGGCTGTGAGCTTCAAATTCGGATTGATTTCAATATAGCCGTCCGGCCGCGCCCATTCGGCGCGCGCCTTTTCAACGTCGTCAACGGCGCCCTTTTCGCCCATCAGCCGCCGGCTGTTGCTGATGAACAGGGCCTTAGAACGGCGCTGATTGATCTCGTCCTGAGCGCCCTTCTGGTTGCGAACGAAGCCGTAACGGTCGCCATCGTGGTCAACCGCTGCCGAAAACATGATAAAACGCGGGATGGTCTTGCCGCGATCGTCAAAGAACGGGCTGACGCCCTGATCAAGCAGCGTATCGGCGATGTAAAAGCACCAATGCCACTTGGATTTGTGCTTGTACCACTGCTCGACCAACCGAACGCGGCGTTCGGTCGTGTAAACCCATTTGAACTCGCGATCCGAATAGGTCGTAAGGTCCGAACCGTTATTCACCAGCGATCGAATGACATCTTCAAGATCCGGGAACAGCTCAATGCACTCTTCCTCGTCAACCCATTTGGCTTGTCCGAGAAAACGCGCGTCATGGAAGTCGGGCCGGTAACTGCGCGGATCATAGAAGAAGTCGTCGCCGTAGACGATTTCCAGCTTGATGTCCGGATCGCCCTTGTCACCCTGACGAAGCTTGAAACCCATGCCACCGATGCCGTCGATCGAGGCGGTGCGGGCCACTTCCGAACTTTCGGTCTTCCAGTCGTTGGAATCGAGGATGTAGCGGATCGTCTGGGTAGCGACCTCGGCGCCTTCATCATTGCGGGGATTGCGCGGGAAGGCCTTCGGATCCTGCCGATAGCGTTCGAGCAAGCCGACCGTGGCATTAATGTTTTTCGCGATATAGTTGTAGGTTATTACCGGTTGGCGCCGCTTGCGCAGGATGCGCATTTCCTCGGCCGACCATTGGGCCCCATGGAAAAATTGGCGCGCCTGCTGCTGTTCCTGAATCTCCGGGCTTTTGGATGTGAGATAGCCGACGTACTGCTGGCGCAGCCGCGTGACCGGCAAATATTCGCCTTCATCGTCCCATGAATTGGGCGAACTCAGATTGCGCGCGTTGTCTGCGGCGTTGTTCTGGATGAAGCCTTGGGCTGCCGGCAACTTAACCCCCTGCCGGAGCCATCGCGCCCGGCGGTGCCAAGTTCATCGGCGCCCCCGTCGCGCCCGGCATGCCTTGCGCCCCGGTAAGCTGTTTGCTCAGCGCTGAATATTGATCAGAGGTGATCTGGCCGGAACTCAAGAGTTGCTTGGCCTTGGCTAGCGCGGCCAGAGCCGGATCCTGCTGGGCGGGCTGCTGTTGACCCTGCTGCCCTTGCGCTGGCTGTGGGTTCAGGATCCCGGACACGCTCGGCGCGCCGTAGTTCGTCGGGGATGCGACTGACTGGTAATCCATATTCAACCTCGCTTTGGTGCGAAGTTGGCAGAATGCAATTACCTCTTTTCGGGAGGTGGCATTAGGAGCGAAGCGCCTCGTCGATCATGGCTTCTAGTGTCAATTCCGCGTCAGCCTCAAAGTCTACAATTCTCCGGTCCCGACTGCCCAGAATTGCCGCGCCAGCCCTAACCATCGCCTCTGTTGGCTCTCGCATCGCCTCAATGGCTGCTCTGGCCCGCGCGTCGTAAGGAAATGGGTCATAAGCGTAGCCTTCTTCCTTTGCTAGCGCGCGACCCACACGCTCTATCATGCTGTAATTCATGCCCCAGCCTCAGCCCGGCTCTGCGCGATCAACTCCCGCAGCTTCCGCTTATTCTCGCCGTCCATGAAATACCCAAGCCCCCATTTGCAGGATACCTTGATGCCGTATTTCTTGAGCCGGGTTCGGAGCTTGCAGATGAATACGTCGATGATCTTGGGATCTGGCTCCTTGTCCCATGTGTTCGGCATGCCGGAATAGATGGCCAGCAAAGCGCCGTCACGGGTTACGACCTCACGCTTGAGGAGCATGGCCAGCAACGCGCCCATATTACGGGGAATGCAGAACTCGGGTGGGATTTCGACCTTAAGGCCAAGTTCGCGCTCAAGCTGATCTATCCGGTCCAATAGGACATCAGGATCGGTCGGAGGCGATGGAATAGTCGGAAGGTCAGTTTGCGGTTGCATTGTCGCCCCAAGATTTTTTGGTAATGTAATTTGTACTCAACCAGGTCGCCTGCCTTGCCGATCGCGCCATCCACAGCGCGTCTCCTGCATCCTCAAGCGAATGGCCATCCTCTTTGGCCTGGCATACAGCCTTGAAGCCGTATTCGTGAACGAGGGCGCGCCAGCCCGGTTCGAAGCTGTCGACGATGGTCATAAGCTGGGCTGAGTCGGTGTTAGGCATCGAACTCGGTATCCACGTCGTTAGCCCAGCGCAGCGGCCACAGCGCGTACGGGACGTCTTTGGCGTCGAACATGCCCCAGTGAGAAATCGATAACATCCCAAACCCCTAATCAATTCGCGGCGGTCGATACCCCCAAGTCACAACTGCGCGGCATGCTCCGCGACCTCGTATTCGTATTGAGTCATCTTACCCGATTTCACTAGCGCCTGCATGATCGTCAGAACCTCTTTGAGTTCTTTGGAACCAGGAAGCGGCGATGGCTCGCGACCGTCTCGCTTTCGCTTTGCTGTTTGAGCCTTCCTGATAACGCTGTTCAGCGATTTCAGATTTGGGGCCACAAGCTCGTAAGCGGTCTGCGACATGGCAGAAACTTCCTTCAAATTGAAACTCAGCCTGAAGAGGGGCGCTATTTCCTCGTCATCAACTTCGATCGTAACTTTCATTGATTTTTCTCCCTAAATACTTGCGGCGGCTGATGCTCTTGAACGCATGACTAGCCTTGGAAACCACCACTCGACGCAGAGCATCTTTCTGTTGATCCGATCCCGCCGCTGACCGAACGGAGAGGAAGTGGCGGCTAGAACTTGTTGTCGAGATCAGAAATCCGCCCGATACAATGGCGAAGCAGGCTTTCGGCTTCGCTCAGATTGTCGTAAATACCGACCACATCGGGCCTTGGCTCATTTTCACCGACACTGGCGCTGCCATGCAGGCGATCGTGGAATGCGTCCAGCTTTGAGTTCAGCTCATTCAGGCCAATGCGCAGCCCTTCCACACGCTGAATGACACCAAGCTCTTTGGGCTGATTGAGCGCGTTCTGAGCTGTCTGTTGCAGGCCGCCCACGATCCCGAAACTACCTGGCCTCGCATAATCCTGCATAGATCAATCTCCGTTGCACGGTGCAAATCACCTGCAGCGAGTCTACGCAGTTATTAAAAAGTTCGAAGTGGGCTGGGGAAAGAATTAATAGGAAAGAAAAGTAATCTTTATAGCGGGATTGAGCTAACTTTGCTCAATGTCACTTCAGCGCCTCATCGTTCATGACCCGCCAAACTTCCTTTGGATGTCCATAACTCTCCATCTCCTCAATGCCGTCGTAAGCCTTAACGCTTTCTCCGGCCCTAACCATCGCCTCAGTCGGCTCGCGCAACACTGCAATCATGAAGCGAGCCTTTGCCCGATATGCTTCCTTGCCGCGCTCGCCCATTAGAACCGACCAACCATCTGGGCCAACAGCGTTGCAGTCGGGGAACTCCTCGGCGGCATGGCGATTTTCATACTCGCAAAGTGCCAAGGCCAAGCGCTCGACCAAGCTGTCGGTCATGCCAAGACCATCGGTTTCACGCGCACCGCATAGAGCGGCTTTGCCTTGATCGCTTTGGCCAATTCAAACAACTGCGGCAACGTGTGGTTATGCAATCTTAGGTCATACTGCGACAAGACTATGCGTCCGTCTTGGCGCTTAATCGCTAAAAGGTAATATGATTTGGCAATCTCGCGCTCTTTACGGATGTAGAAGACGGGCGGGGCTTCGACCAAAATGCCGCCAAGAAGATCCATCTGAGCTATTCTCCATTGCAGCTCAAATCTTACCTGATTTGCCCAACAGTTCGAAGCCTAAATCGCCTTGTCAAACCCACCATCCCGATCTTCCCATTCATCCTCTCGGCTTTGATAGCCGCTGTGAAGGTCGGAGTCTGGTTCGTCGGCTGTCAATGGTCTGCCGTTGGTCATGCGGTCTAGCAATTGGCCTGCTAACCCGAGTGCGTCCGGGAAATCGTCGTGCTTACCCAGTGGAAAACTCAGCAACTCAGCCCGGCATTCTGGCCACCACGCCGCATTGATTGGCACATAAAGCCCGTACAGGCCCATCCTGCCGCGAATTGACTGCGCTCGTGTTGCCTTGTCGCCACGGGTCGGAAATGCCTCACGGGCGCAATATGCTTTCTGGATTCTCGCCTCTCGATCGAGAAACGGGCCAACGCCAGATTTGATTTGCCCAAGCTCTTCAGCCCAACCGATGGGCTTCCATTTCAAGACTAACTCGCACCAGGCTGTAACCCATTTGTCGGAGCTGGTTTGATGCCTCCAAACATCCAAAAGGTACATTCTTCCTTCAGGATCCAGTCCGACGATGACGTGCACAGTGTAATCGCCTCGACCGTCACTGACCGCATAGTCGCTCGCACCATAGATTTCCAACGTGTCGCGATCGGGCGCTTTCGTATAAGGCTTGAGCCATTCGGCTCGAAAATAATCGCCCGTTTCGGGGGTGGGATTTTGCTGGTAGAGGGCATTCCATTGCTGTGGATCAGCCCTCGCCTCGATGACCTGCGCGTCAGTATACCATTCCGGCCAAAGCCGATCGCCGATCTTCCGGCCCAGCGGATCATCTGGACTGTCCGCAATCATCGGGATCGTGATACGGCGCCATTTCAGCCCAAGCGCCTCGTCGCGCTCGATCACGCGGCCGAGCAAATCCAGTTCGTTGAATCGTGTCTGGATAATCACGCGCTTGGCCTGCGGCTTTAACCGCGGTGCAAAGTCGCCCTTGTACCAGTCCCAAGCTTCCTCAAGCACGCCGGGACGCTGTGCATCTTCCCATCTGGCAAACGGATCCTCGATCAGCCCCAGATCAGCCCGCTCGCCGGCAAGCGCAACGCCAACACCAACAGCCCGATAACCGCCGCCCGATGTCAGAGCCCAATCGTTCATGGCTGCAGATCCCGGATGAATCGACAGGTTTAGCGTCTTGGAGTGCTTTTCGACGAGATCGCGGACTTTCCGGCCGATCTTGCGCTCCGCAAACTGCTGAGTATGCGAGCCGGACAACACCAGATGCTCAGGATTGCGGGCCAGATACCACGGCGGGAACAGATGCGAGGTGTAGGTTGTTTTGGCTGATCCAGGCGGAGCGGCAATAGCCAAACGGTCGAAATCGCCGCGCTCTAACGCTTCAAGTTCCCGGATTATAAGCTGATGATGCAGCGCCGGCTCATAACCGCAATGACGAGCCCACTTAGTTAAGCTTCGACGTATCGCGCGAGCGTTTAGCTCTTTCGCCTTCGGGAGCATCTCCAGTAGTTGCGCTCGCGACAAGTGCTCCAAGTTCAGCCCTAAGTTCATCATCGCTCATTCTGCCGAAGTCGCCCGGCTGTCCAACTTCCTTTCGATCAATGAACATTCCAAGTTCCTTGCCGAGTAGTTCCAGCGCGCGGTTGGCAACGTTGCCCTCGTACTTGTACTCCCCCGTTGGCTCGCCTTCGCCGTTCGTCACTGGAATGGCTTGTAAAGCCCGCTCAGCGTTCTCTCGCAGCCGTGTAATAACCCACTCCTTTGTTAAACCAACGCTCTCAATCGCCTTTGCGGTGCCCTGAGCGTGTATGTGTTCACGTTCGGCTAACAATTCAGCGACGCGTGCTTTTATGTGTTCCTTCCGGGCTAATTTAGCCGCGTTGTGGCGGTTTTCGGAGTAACCAGCCAACACATAGGATTCATCTGCGGTTTTTCCGCTCGCAATCTCCTGAGCGAACTTTTCGTGACGAGCGTTCGGCAGAACGGCCACAACTCAAACCCTTCCCCGCACCACGTAATCCGCTCCTTCGCACTTCCACCGCTCAAGCCGCCAGTCCTCGCGATACTTCCCTTCAGCCATCCATGGCGCGATCACAAGCTGGCCGCTGATCGTGCAAGCCTGATATGGAACCCGAGCCACGATCTCTTCCACGCAGAGTTCGGGCCCGGGGATGGTACTGCAAACGACGGCGACTAGAGCGAACAGCATCGGTCAGGCGCTCGCCTCAATAGCGGCCGGCTGATCGGCCTGCAACGCCGCAACATGCGCGAGGATCTGATCGCTGATCACTTCGACACCGGACGGGGATGCAGTTTTGGCCTGCGTGGCCAGATCGGCGATCGCCTTGAGGTGGTCTACCTCTTCAGGGGTCATTGCAGCAGCCTGTGCGTGGCCCGGGGTCGGGAAGCCTGCGGGCGCGTCGGGATGAACCCAGCCAGCCGCTTCGAGGGCCTTCTCAAGATTGGTTTCGGTCGCAACTTCAGTCGTGGTGACATCGGTCATGAAAATCTCTCCATTTCGTCGCTAGTCGTTTGGGCCGTTGTGTCCGATCAGCCCGCTCAAAGCTTCTTCCATCGCGTCCATTCCGCTTTCGGCTTGGTCGAGATGCGTTTCGTGTTTGGTGAACGCCTGATCGGCTTTTCCGTTCAGCTTATCCAGCCGAGCGCTCAACTGATCGGCGCGTTCGTCCATCGCCTTGCGGCTTTTGGCGACCTTCTCAGCCAATTCAGTGAACTTGTTCGACATCGGCTTTGGTTTCAGTTCGGTAATTGCTCGGTTCAAGAAGGCGTCGAGACGGCCAGCCGTATCCAGTGCAGGGTCGCGCTCTGACATCGCTATAGGTCGCGCTCCTCATCATCCAGGGGCTGACCGCGCAGCACTGGCGCCCTGGTGGCCGCCTTCCGCTTTGCAGGCGTCTGGGTGGCATCTGCGACCGGTTCCGGGGCATCGTCAGCGCCGTCATCAACAGGAGCACCCTTGGCCGACAGAGCGTCAACTTTCTTTGCCGGCGGGAGTGCGCCCATCTTCGGCTTTTTAAGTTCGGCATCGGCCTTGGCGTGCAGCTTCTTGTGCTGAGCCTCGGAGATGCTGCCGCGCTTGAGCATCAGATCGGCTTTGGCCTTCATGGTTTTCGGTTCGTGTTTCATTGCTGGGTTGGCCTCGGTTCGAGATCGGCGGCGTCAACGATATGCATGGAATCAACGATCGCAGCCTGCGAAATCGCCATGTTCGCCATCATGAAAAACAGGAACTCGCGCTGGTCTGAGGGGGACATGCCATTGAACATATCGACCTGCTTGCGCATGAAGTCATTCGCGTTGGTGCGATAGGAGTCCAGCATGTTCGCCGGTTCGAAGGTGTTTTTGATGGTCACGCAGCGCTCCAAACCCACCTGAAACAGGCGGCATCATAGGTCATTGAGTTGCTATGCCGACGTACCCAATGCGCCAGCCATTCGGCCTCGGCAATATCCAGATCGGATATGCCGAAACGGCGCGCGTAGAGTTCGGTTATGTTCATTCGGCAAGTTTCCTGTCGGCTTTCGCACAGATTTTATCGTACTCGGCTTGGGAGATATGGCCCTTGTTCAGCATTTGACGGGCGCGACTTTTTGCTGCCCGGGCATGATTCTTATCATTTACCGGATAGCTCCTGTCGGGCCCGGCGAACTCTCTCGTCGGAATTGCTCGCCGTTCCGCCGCGTCCAGCTTGCCCATCCTACGTCCCTGGAATTGGATAAGATCGTTATTCGACACGGCGACAGAATGCCGGCGGTTTGATTAATCCTTTTCTGAGGACGGTAGTTTGCCATCCAAGGCACTGAGTATTTTTGCAATCCCATCATCGACGGCCTTCTCGATATGACCGATCGGACACATGGTTTGTGTACAGGGAGCGGCGGGCATCTGCATGCCGTGAGTTTCACACTGGCCAACCGCGACCATGGGGCCGTTCGAAAAATAGGGCGGCCCAGCCGGGACGGCATGAAAAATTATGCGGCAGGGGGTTCTCATGCCGTCCTCCGATCTAGCGCGGAGAAGCCTCTAGGTGGATCCCCAAACACAGACCCGGCCAGATCCCGCGCCGTCGCTGTCAACCGCTTCGCCTGCTCGAGCAACACCTCCGATGGTACCGGTTCACGAACGAACGGGACTGCCGGCGCCTTCACCTCGCGCTGATGAAGCTGATACTTGAATTTACTCTTCACCCCGGATTCGGTTCGCCCCAGCGCCGTCGCAATTTCATCCCATGATCGGCCTTCGACCAATCGCAGATGCATCAGCCGAGCTACCTCGGCATCAAGCCATGGTTGCGGTATTGTCGGTCGTTCGAAGGCGATTAAGTCGGTCACGTCGGTTGCCCCTTTTGATAAGTTTTCAGCCACTCACGCGCTCGATTGAGACGTTCTACTTCCCTCGGGTCTCCCATGATCGGAAGACCGGATTGAACCTGTGCATTTTCTGCACCAGTTGGTTTCGCGGTCGGAATTCCGGCCACGGGCTTTTCACGGATTGTTCCGTCTGAGGGATCGCGGATCATCAGTGCGGACCTTCGGGCTTCGACCGGCTTTCCCAATCGGCGCAAGCTGCCGTTGGAGCGTCGAATTCAAAATCTCCACTATCAAATTTGGCCTTCGCTTCCTCGATAGTATCGGCCTCGACGATCGCGTGGCCGTCAAACGTGAAGCGGCCATTGAAAATCCACTGCTTCATTTTTTCATCCTTCCAACCATTGGCACCCTCAGATCTCGAACGGATTGCTCCGGACGGCTTAACGGACTTGAACCGGGGGGATTGGTCATGCGTCCATCCTCCGAGCTGACAGGCCGTACTTATCGAGCAATTCCTTCGGAGCTCGGCAGGCAGGAGATTCAAGGTCGGGGCCGGCAAAGCGCGACCAGCGGCCGGACTTCGCAAAATCGGACAGGACGGCATCCCAATCGAGCCCATCGCCCTGATCATCGAATGACGCTGCGGCGTAATCCTGGAACCGCTGCTGGTTTAGCCACGTAATCGCTTGGGGAATGAATTTGGTACCGATATTGCCTCGAGACCCCTCCTCTCGAGCAAGAGCGCAAGCAGCGGCGATCATAGCCTCTGGATCAACTCCGGTTTTAACGAGCGCATTGAACTTCTTTTCGGCGGTATGCCAAGGATTGGCACCATCCCGTCGAGGGTATGCTTTTTTGAAGCGGATAAATTCATCACTCGCTCGAGCCTGCGTCTGCGCAGGCGCCTGAATGCTTTCTTCAGGTAAGGTAGGGTTAGGTAAGGTAAGGTGGTCCTCGTTACGTTCACCGACACACTTATCGTCACGTGCATCGTTACGTTCTTCGTCACGTTGACCGTTACGACGCGCTGACGTTGCGGCATGAGTCCTCTTACGTTGCTTGTTACGTTGTTCGTCAGCTTCGAGTGCCTTGTCACAGACAACGGGATGGTACAACCGGCCGTCTGAGCACTCCACAAAGCCGCGCATAGCATCCACTTTGACGGATGCCCAGCCCTCCAGGTCTCGCCCATAACCAGCAAGGTTGGCCAATAGCCGGTTGTCGCTCGGAAGCGATCCGGCGGGTACCTGATGCCAAGAGGCGCACCACAGCAGCACGGCCGCGCGGAATGCATCGCCTGTTGCAAGAACAGACAGATCACTATCGCGCAGCCGCTTCACATCTAGCGGCATCCAATCAAATTCGCGCAAATCAAGACCGGCTGGAACGAGCGGTTCCTTCATCTAATCCATTCCTCGAGCAGCTTATCGTTTTTGGATAGGTTGCATGGTTTGCAAGCCGTCTTGAGATTGCTCTCTAGATTCGAACCGCCGCGCGATACTGGGATAACGTGGTCACAGTGAAGGGGTAGAGCTTTGGACCCGCAATATTGGCAGGTATAATTGTCACGCCTGAATATCAGCGAACGAAGCTGCTCCCACCTCGAGACACGACGCCGACCGAAGCCAAAGGCGTAGAGAATTTCTCCCCCGTCTGGGTGACGAACGATGAGACCGCCATCAAGCAACTCCGGAAGATAGTCGTCCGCAAGAGGCTCACAGAGATGGAGATCAATCGCCTCCTCGTCCCACGGGAATCTATCGGCGTAGTCGCTAAACGTCCCCAGCCCCATTAAAAGCACGCGTGCGGGTATGCTAAGCGTATAGAACGCCTCGTCCTTAAACATTTTGGGATGGAAGGCTCGAGCTCGCGCCATCACTCGATCCCTACCTGCTCACGGTAGAGTTCGATCATGGCCTCTCGAGCCTGGCGCTTCTCGGTGTCCTCTCGGCGAGATCGGACAATGGCCTTCAAGGCTGGAACGTCGAAACCATTCCCAGCGGCCTCTTTATAGACATCGCTGCGATCGGAACCGAGCTCCTTGATTTGGACCTCGAGGTTTTCCACGCGATCGATAATAGATTTCAATTGGGCTTTCGAATTATGCCCTGCTTGCGGTTCGCTCATGTTCTGCATTTTCTGTAATGGTGGATTGAACGCGGTGAGGTACACTGGTCTCTCGGAGCGCTAAGGCGATTCCGTCGATTAAAATGTTGGCCAAATGGGCCTTGGTGATCTCAACTCGCTCAATGCCGTCTTTTCCTTCTTCCTGGTAGTTTAGGATGAAGCGGTTTGGGGCTGGCGAAGTTAAATAGGCGATTTTCGCGATCATGCTGACACCGCCCTATTCTTTGTCAGGACGGATGTGTTGATGTTCGTCCCGCTTTCGCTGAATGAGCCAACTGGGAGATCGGACCATTTCCCGTCAACCAGCCCATGGTCATAGCGGGCCGTTGCGGGCAGGATTGCAGTTAGGACACCATCCGGTTTTAGGAACTTGAACGCGTGGGCGATGTGCTTCGCGTAGTGTTTTCCGTAAAAAGGAGGGTTCATCACCACGCGATCGAAACGGCCTGTCGGGACCGTATCGAGGAAGTTTTTGAGCAGGACTGTATGGCCCTTTGCCTTGCACTCGTCCGCGCGCCGAGGGTCGACTTCGATGCCGTATGGGTCAGCACCGGCCTTGCGCAGCGCGTCCATGAAGCGGCCGCAACCGCAGGAGGGCTCAAGCACGCGCTGGCCCTTGATCGGGTAAAGATCGGACAAGATGCTGTCGACCACTGCTGCTGGCGTCGGATAATACTGCAGGTCTTTTGCTACTGCTGTTCCAGCACGTGGCTTTTCCGGCTTCTCCTCGGTCGCATCGGGCAGCACGTCGCCATAATATTCCGCAAGCGCCTTGTTGATATCGCGCAGCGTGTCTGGCTCAAAGAACAGATGCCCGTTGCCGTTGTGAAAACGACGCAGCCGCACACCGCGCGCAATCACGGGAATCAAGTCGGGGGCGCCGTACAGCCGCGCCTTTTCAAGGGTCCGCGTTTCCAGTAGCGCACACTCGTCACTCAACAGCGCGTCAATCTCCTGGTGCGTCACCAAAGGACGACCCTGATACGATGCGAGGGCATTCAACATATTTTCAAGCCGATCGCGGCCCCATGAACCATAACCGCCGACACTGGACAGAATGACGCGCTTGGGCAGTCCGGCGACGCCGATTTTAACCTTGTCATGGCTCTTGTAAGCTGGGTCCAAACTGCAGAACACCTCGGCCAGACCTCGCAGAATATTCCCGCGAGGGTCCGCCACGAACGCGCCGAATGTCGCGCGGATGTTGTCCAGCGTGAACGTCGCAGGGCTTTCCATGGCCTGGTCAAAGCGGCGCTTGTCCGACGCGCTCGCAATGCGGCTGATGTTCAACCCGTCGTAAACGTGACGCCACGCCGATTTCAAGAGGCTGTCCGCCATTACCCTTTCGCAGACAGTGCCGGTGCTGATCGTGGTGCGGCCCCAAGTGCCACCGATGGTGGACGCCATTTTCAGGGCATCGCCGGCCGAGTTGAATTCGGCGAGCATCGCCGGGATTGCGTCGCGCTTGTGCTCATATTCGGCGACAACGTCCGAGAGGCTGCGCTGCAGGGTGGGGACGTGTATATTCACGCCGCCTTCTCCCTCTTGAGCCGGCGCATGGTCACGTCGTGCAAGGCCGCTTGCAGCTCACGAATGCGGACGCTAGTTTTGTGGACGTTGCCGCCGCTCTCGACTGCGATCTGGCTGCGGAGATATGCGGCTTGATGATGCAGAGCTAACGGGCGGATTTTGCGGAGGATGTCCGCGAGCGGTGTCTGTTTCATCGTGTCAGCCCCGTTTCGATCATGTGCCGGATCTGGCCTGAGACAGAGCGGCGCCCTTCCCAAGCGAGAGCCTTGAGTGTTTCCAGAAGGTCTTCCTGCATGCGGACGCCGACAACGACACCGCCTGCATTGCGCTTGATGCCTTTGACGTTGGGGACGTTCCATGCTCTGGATTCGATCTCGACTTTCATCCGAGTTTGCCCCTTATTTGCGCAATCTCGCGAGCAAGAGACTTGTCGGACTCGATAAGTCGGCGGATTTTCCGGAACGCCCATGTGACCGTGGTCCGATCGCGCTCGAACCGGCGTGCGACCTCATAGAATGATTTCTTTGAAAGAGACTTCGCGAGGTACATTCCGATCTGACGAGGGTGGGCGAGATCATGGTCCCGCCGATGTGCGAGAAGATCCTCGCTGGTTATTTTGAAATGATCGCAGATGACGCGTTTCACATCCTCGATCTTGACCGGGCCCGGATTGTCCACAATGCAGAACCAGAATTTGGTTGAAGGCGGCTTTGGCAACTGCGGCGCAGAGATCAACATGCCGGAACTCTCATCGCGTTGACGCTCTGCTTGTTGAGCCCCATGAAATGGCGACGGCGGCGCTCATGCTCGGATGCGGAAATCTGCACCGACCTGCCCTTGGTCAAGGCCAAATGATGAATGCAATACGAAGACCCGGCTGCGATGATCTGGCCGCAAAACGTAATGTCCGAACCTTCGCCATGTGGGTAGCGGCAGTCACCGGGCTCTAGCTGCAACAGCGTCAGCCCGCGCGATTCGACCTCGACGCAACGCAAAGC